GATCCCAGCAGAGAACGCCGCCTTGATTCGGTCCCAGTTCCGCACCACGAGGGCGACGGCCAGACCGACAGGCCCGCCGAGCAGGCCAGCGAGGATCGTAACCCAGTGCGACTTGACGAACCCGATCACAGACGAGATCGCACCCATGAACGCCGACTTGATCGTGTTCCAGTGCTTCACGACCTGAACGGCAACCAAGAACAGCGGGCCGAGCAGCACCGTTCCGATCAGCTGCCAGTGACTCTTGACGAAACCGATCGTCGCCGACACGGCCGTCTTTAGGAACGAGAACGTCTTGTCGACGATGGCGCGGAAGGTGTCGAAGTGCTTGTAGGCGATGATGACGCCCGCGACGAGAGCGGCGATGCCGACCACGACCAGACCGATCGGGTTCGCGTTCAGCGCCGCGTCGAGAGCCCACTGAACCGCAGCCCACGCCTTCGTGAGCGTGGTGACGATCGGGAGACCCTTGATCATCGCCATCAGCCCGCCGGCCGCCTGGACCGCCATGACGGCGCTGTGGATCTTCGTGATCGCCACGACGGCGCCGATCGCGGCGGCCAGAGAGAGGGCCGCGGTGCGGTGCTGGTTGAAGAACTGGGCGGTCCGCAGCACGGCCTGTCCCGCCGCCAGCACCGCAGGCAGCACGTCCGCCCTGAAGATGGACGCGAGTGACGACAGCTTGGCCGTGAGCGCCGACAGGTTGGCCGCGAACTGACCCCCCGCGCCGACGCCGGTCTGCATCTGAGTGACGAAGGTGCGGATCGCCGGGACGATCTGCGTCATCACGAACTGGCCGGCGGCACGCAGTGGGGGACCGAATGACTTGCCGATCCAGTCCGCGAACCGCCCCAATGCCGGGATGCCCTTGCCGACCAGCCACGTCGCCATCGCCGTCAGAGGCGGCAGGATCTTGTAACCGATCGACTCGCCAGCCTCCGACATCGCCAGCTTCAGTCGCTCGAACTTGCCTTGCGTGGTGTCGGCAGCCTTGGCCGCCTGCCCGGTGTAGGTCTTCGACATCTGCTCAGTGACCTGCTTGAGCGTGAGCGTGTTCCCGGCCGCGTCCTTGGTCGCCACGCCGAGGCGCGAGAGGCCCGAGATGCTGCCGGTCTGCGCCTTCGCGAGTGCAGTGGTGACCGTCGACAGGCTCTTGCCCGTGCCCGCCGAGACGTTCATCGCCAGGGACGTGAGGCTCTGCGCCTTGCCGACGTCGTGCGTGACCGCGACGAGGCGACCCAGTGCCGGGCGCAGGTCGTCGTCGGCCACGCCGAACGCGACGCCCTGCTTGGTGATCCAGTCCTCGGTGGCGGCAACCTGAGCCTTCGTCGCGCCCGCGCTGTTCTGCATCTGCTTCGCCAGGATCGCCGCATTCTGCTGGTCCTCAGCCGCGGACTGCGCGAACTTGTAGCCAGCCACGGCAGCAGCGCCGATGCCAGCAGCGAGGCCGAGCGCGGCATACTTCGCTGCCGCACCGAACGCCCGGAACTTGTGGCCCGACGAGTCGGCAGACTTGCCGATCTTGTCGATCGTCGCCGACGCCCGGTCCTTGGCGAAGATGTCGAACCCGACAGAGGTGGTCGCCATCGGTCACCCCCCGTCAGTCGTCACTCTTGCGCTGCTTGGTGTAGTCGTTGATCCACGCCACCCCGGCGTCGAACTGCTCGACCGTCAACCGGTCGAACTCCCATGGGCGGACGTGGAGAAGGTGAGCGAACGCCCACTCGTACTCGCGGCGGCGAGCCTCACGCGGGCTCAGGCTTTTGGGGCAGCCTCCGCGCCGCTCTCCCGCAGCCGCTCGAGCAGGGCCTCATCAGAGGCGTCGAGGTCGCCCTTCGCGGCCTTCGCCTCAAGGCCGGCCAGCGCCTCGGCGGTCTCCTCGTCGTCGAGTTCGAAGTCGAGCTCGCTCATCGAGAACTGGACGTCATCCCACTTGATCGTGGGGATGTCGCGCTTGAGGAGGACGAACAGCAGCCCGTGGAGCGCCAGGACGGAGCCCTTGGTGACGGCCGTCCCCCACTCGGCGTAGGTCATGCCGGTGTTGCGCTCGATGGCCTCAGCCTCGGGGCTCATCAGCTTCTCGGGAGCGAAGTCCCACTTCTTCGGGTCGGCGCCCTCGGGGGCATAGACGAACTTCACAGCGGCCTCGCGATCTTGGCGGCAACGTCTTCCATGACGTGCTGGATGGATGAGCGGATCTTGTCGATGTCCTTCTCGACGGGCTTGTCGAACCAGCCCGCGGGGATGCTCTGCTGCACCCAGGTCGACCTGTTGCCGTACACCGGGTGCCGCAGCCGCCCCCGGTTCATGTCCGAGAGCTGCTTGCCGCCCGTGCCCCTGACCGAGACGCCCGCATTCTCGCCCGAGAGGCGGGTGCGGACGCCGATCTTCGACTTCGCGATGACATCGTTGAGCCCGCCAGCCTTGGGCAGGATGCTCTCGGCGCTCTTGCGGATGTCGGGAATCACTGGCTTGACGCCCTCACGGATGCCCTTCAGCATCTCCTTGCGGAGCTCCGTGCCGCCGGCTTCCTTCAGCCGCCTCGCCAGCGCCTCAAGGTTGTCGGCGCCCTGGACGCTGATGTCCTCAGACACGGCTCAGATGGTCGTGTCGGTCGAGACGTACTCCGCGATCAGAGGCGAGTTCGTCGAGTCGAACTGGGCCGTGAATCCGAACGAGCCCGACACCACGTCCGGCCCCTCGATGATCGGGGTGTCGCCATCGAAGAACACCATCGGCACCTTCAGGCGGAACGTCTGGTAGTAGGTGCTCGCGATCAGCGGGCCGACGAACTCGAGGACCAGGCTGGTCGGAGTGTCGGCGGCGAACCGGTCGGCGAACACGGTCTTGTCGAGGAAGTCCGCGTCGATCGAGCCGGACACCTTCACGTAGTCGTTGACCAGCGGCTCAGCCTTCAAGCCGGCAGCCGAGGCGTAGAAGCGGTCAGTCGCCTGGCCGCGCTCCACCTTCAGCGAGAAGCCCTTGACGCCGGAGACCACCGACTCAGAGCCGTAGGTCGCGCCCACCTTCACGGCGAGCTGACCGAAGTGGAACGGGGACACGCCGGCCACGTAGGACGGGGCCACCAGCGTCTCAACCTCGGACGCCTTCTGGAAGTCGGCATCCACGTTGAGCATCAGCATCTGGTCGACCGAGCAGGAGAACTCCGCGCCCGTGACCTTGCCGCCCTTGAACGTGTAGGGCCGCACAGTGCCGCCCGTGTCCGGCACACCCGACTGCAGCGTCAGGGACTTGCCGATGTTGTCGACCAGCGAGTGCGTCTGCAGGTAGGCCGCAGAGGCGCCCTGCTGCACGGGGGAGACGGTGCCGCCGAAGATGTTCTTCAGCCACAGGCCCATGCCCTTGTTGGCGACCTCGAGCTCGACCGATCCGGCCGCGGCCTCGGTGGTGACGACCCGGCGCGAACCGAGCTGCACCATCCGGCCGGCCGCCAGCCCGCCGCCCTGCGCGACGTTCTTGACCTTCTTGATGTCGACCTTGTTGACCTCGTAGAAGTGGTCCGGCGCCACGTAGGTGCCGTAAGCCGTCTCCTGTGCGACGCCGAGGGAGCCGCCAAGTCCAGTGCCAATGCCCATTGTCACGCCTCCGTCTGCGCCTTGTAGGTGTCGCGGATGTCATCGCGCGACAGGTCTTCGATCTCGTCGTTTGTGGCCTTGCCCGTGGTCACCACATAGGCGGCCCACGCCTCGCGGGATGCGTTCCCGCCCGGCTCCTCCGGGGGCTTGAGTTCCGCCACCCCCGCGTCGTGCGCCTTCTGCGCGGCTTTGTCGACCGGCTCCCACACCGACGCCTGCTCGGTGAACGCCCACGCCTGCTCGTCGTCGACCTCGATCACCGCCCCCGCGAGGACCAGACGGCCCGCCAGCCAGGGGACGAAGCGGTCCTCGCCCGATACGTTCTTGACCTTCGCCACGACGACTCCTAGATCCGTGCCTTGAAGTGGACTCTGAACAGCAGCAGCGCGATCGCGCCGTGCTGGTCCTGGGCTTGCTTGAGCTGCTGCGAGGTGCCGAACGAGGCCCACAGGACCGTCGCTACGCCGAGCGTCGGGTCGGCGCGCAGGACGTTCTCCAGCGCCGCCGTGGTGGCGTAGACGGCGTCACGCGCGGCCTTCTGGCCCGCCTCGTCACCGTCGCCCGTCCACGACAAGGCGGCACAGGTGATGTCGCCCTCCTCGTCGCGGGCCGTGTGGTTGACGTGCGCCCACGACTGCTGCGCCTCCGCGGAGAACGTGGCGCCGTCGAGGTCGGGATCCTCGACGCCGACCATCAGGAAGTCGCCGGGGTCGTCGGTCACGCCGAACCCGTCATGCACCGACAGGTCGGGCAGCGCGGCGCGGGCCTTCGTGACCAGCGCGTCGATGACGGCCGGGACTGCGGAGGTTGCCATCAGGCGATGCCCGGCTGACGGTAGGGCTCGATCAGTTGCTCGACCCGGATCGGCAGCGCGTAGGCCGCGCCCGGCGCCTGGTCGACACTCGAGCCAGGCCGTGCGGTCGCGCCCCGCTGGGTCGCCCACAGGTGCCGCACGAGCTCCTTGACGGCGAGCAGCAGGTCGGCGGGGACCGTCGTCCAGCCGGCCGTGAACGTCACGTCGTAGGCGCCGCTGGCGAAACGGGTCTGGTTGTCGGTGAAGTAGAGGACGCCGGCCGGGCCGTTCAGTGTGGTCGAGGTGGTGTCGACGACCGTGCCATCCGGTGAGGTCATCGACGTGATCGCCTGGACGGGCGCGTAGGGCAGGACCACGACGGGGCCACCCGGCACACGCGCCGTCTTCGACCCGACCGTCAGCGGCCCCACGATGTGACCGAGCAGAGCCTCGGCCGCGTCGATGAACGACTGGAGCTCGACGTCGTTGGCGGTCGTCGTGAGGTTGAGGTGCGCCTTCGCGTCGATCAGAGAGAGTGCAGACATTCAGGCCACCTCCCCTCGGGTCAGGACTTCTTGCGGGCGGCGCTCTTGGCGGTCGGGCTCTTGACGGCCTTGTCCTCGACCGTGCTGGCCTCGACGCGCTTGGCCTCCGCCTTGGGGGCCTCGTCGTCGGTGGGCTTGCTGTTCGAGAAGCCGGGCTCCATCTCGGACATGTGCTCTCCGTCTCGCTGGGGGAACTGCTGGAACGTGCTGACCGCAGAGCGGGAGGAGAAGCCGGCTGCTGACATGACCTCTCCTCCCGCTTCGCTAGGACGCTCGATCAGAGCGCCGTGACCTTGCCGAGCGCACCCGGGCGGTAGACCGCCAGGCCGAGACGCTCCTCGGCGCGCAGGGCGACGAGGTTGTTCTTGAAGTCGTCCTCGTTGGAGTTGGTCATCTCGACCGTGATCCCCGAGCGGCGGAAGACCTGAGCGGCGGTGCCGAACGCACCCACGAGCGCGGTGCCTGCGGCGATCGCCGGGGTGACCACGACGCGGCAGCCCCACAGGTCGGGGTTCTCGCCCGCGTTGCCGTGGTCGGCACCCTGGACGCCGTTGCCGTAGGCGCCCGTGAAGGGGCCACCAGCGAAGTACTGGTTGTTGGCGTCCTTGTTCAGCCGGATCGTCTTCCAGTCGGTCGGGTTCATGATGATCCCGTCCGGCTCGAGGAACGAGGTGGAGCGGATCGCGCTGATCTGCGAGTAGATCGCGTCGATCCGGTCGGTCTGCGTCGGGGTGCCGGGGACGGCGACCGCAGTGGCGAGGCCGGTGCGGTTCAGCAGGCCGCGCAGGTTCGGCGCGGTGCCGTTGCCGTTGAGGAGCTGGTCCTCCTCGGCGAGCTTCACGAACAGGACCAGGCGGCCCTGCACGTAGCCACCGACGTAGCCGGCGTCCTGAAGCATCTCGTCGGAGATCTTCGCGGTGTTGGCGATCTTGCGGATGGTCTCGGTGACCTGCGCGATCGTCACGTCCGACTGGGGCTTGGTCGCACCCTCAGCCACGGTGGCGGCGGCGTTGGTGACCGCCGTCTCCTGCATGTAGATGAGGGTCGGGCTCGAGATGCTCGAGTTCGGCATCAGGTCCGCCACGGTGAGGCGACGGAACAGGGTGGGCAGCACGCCGTCCTGGTAGAACGGGACGACCGTGCCGGACCCCTGGCCGGACTGGAGGATGGTGGCCTTGACGTCCACGCGGGCGTCGAACCGCTCACCCGAGGCGATGGACTTCACGGCGGCCTTGTAGCCGGCGCTGTCGGCGAGCTGGGCGGTGATGCTCTTGGCCTCGGGAGCCACGGCGGCCTCGCCGGT